CTGTTGTTGGTGTTGGTCCTGGACTAGTAGCCATCGACGGTTCAGTTCATCCGCTACAATGTAAACCGCTCGATAGGGTTATGTTTGCCGCCGTCGACGCCACCGTATCTCAAAGAACGGTAGTGATGAATGGCGAAGACTATTTACTAATTCCGGAATCACAAGTATTCGGTGTTATTGAAGAGTCTGAAGATTAAATTAATTACAAAAGAAACGGAGAGTATATAATGGATATAGTAAATATTGGCGGCAGAGAATGGCAACATAGTATCGGAGATGAGGGGCAAGATGTTTATGTCGCAATGTTCACGGTCGACTCTGATAATTTATTAGGTAAATTTGTAGATGAATCGTTTTACGATGTATTGATAGACAAGGACACAGACGCATATCTACCACCGAAGTGCGACGTAACTAAGACAGCAACCTGCGATAACGAATGTATTAAATGTATGAACGAAGAAGACGTCGCATTTAAGTTTCGTAAAAACGTATTTTCTCAAGCTGAGCAGGACGGAGCATTTGATGGGTTGTATGAAGCGGCAGCTGAATCTAATAATAGAGGTATGGCGGCAGGACCTAGAGTGGAGAAGTCTGGTAATAGAGAATGGGTAAAACCATTCCAACAAGACGTATTAGCTTATTACGAAAACCAACAACCGCAAAGAGTAGACGGCGCTGATCAAATAGAAGAGTTGATTGAAAAGCATAAAGAAGTTCAATACGAAACTAGAGGCGAAGTATGGCTACGTTCTAAGATAGAAGGAGAGTTTGGAGCTTATATAGGGTTCTTTGATGTTGCTATGGAAAGGCTAAAGGAGATGAGTATTCACGAAGCCGTGGAGTATGCTAAATTATTACGTAAGGATTTCGTTTCTTCTACTTCGTACGCATCGCCTCTATGGTCTGGTATTTCTGGGTTCTACGGTAGATACCCTAGAATTCCATATGGTCGCGCTACTGCGTATGTAGAGCAAAACAGAGAGTTGTTTGAAAAGAGCTATCCGTTCGCTAGAAAATTAGATAAAGAATTCCTTAGATTAATGCCGGAACGCTATGCTAAACAAAAGAAGCATTCTGATAAGTTAGATAAGAAATTCCTAATTGGCGAAGATACAACACTAACTACTATTACAGTAAATACCACAACCGAGGATAGAAATGCTCGTATGGCTTGTCATCGCGACGCAGGATCTTTAAATGAAGGGTTCTCAAATCTAACTGTTCTTACTAAAGAAGGAAAGGATTGGAAAGGAGGATACCTAGTCGCACCTGAAGTTAGAGTTGCTATTAATATCAGACCAGGAGATTTATTACTCATCGATAATATGAGGGTCATTCATGGCAATACTCCTATCGAAGCTCCAGACTCCGGTATTGAAAATATGCTACGCATGTCTACTGTATTTTATTACAGAGAAGATATGGACAAGTTAGGTAGCTGGGATTACGAAGCAGCACGTCGTGCGTTTGTAGATAGTAGAAGAAAGAATGAAGAGCATCCTTCTTGGAGACCATTCTGGAATGGCGTAAGTAGTAGTATGTGGACTAGCGACGAATGGTATGACTATTTAAGAGCGCAGGATATGGGCATGGATTGGCTGAAAGAATATCACCCCGAGGCATTGGTAGAGCACTCTTCATTAGGCGGTTTCTTTTAGTGACCGATTTTATCAGTCAACTAGCTAACACCAATAGTAATACAGACTTTAGATTACCAGAGTTCCGTAAAGATATATTCTTTACTGCGTACGAATTTCATTTAAAGTATAAAACAATGCCTGGATTAGTATATGGATATCTTCCATACTTATCCGATAAGTTTAATTGGTCTCAAGAAGATAAACTTTGGTTTGCGTTTTTAAACGGGTGTACTCAAAACCCTAGCACTAGCTGGATTATCTTTAATAAATTTCCATCTATTTCTTCATTAGATATAGACGAATTTGAATCTTGGTACTTCGGTGAAATTAATCAAGAGCATAAGCTAGTCTGGCAGAAGTTACCGATAGATATGGATAGAAGACATTTTAGGAATAAAATACATTTAGCGATTAGGGCATATAAAGAAAACTTAGCGGGTGGTACTCAGCAATCGTTTTTCGATACTCTATGTAATACTGGGGATAAATTTAAAAACTTCAGGCAATTATGGAACGCTGTGTTTAAGGGCGTGGGTATTAATTCTAAGTTTTATTCGTTCGGTAGATTAAGTTCATTTAGTTATATAGAATACTTATGGATTTCTGGATTGAATATAGATTGCGATTCATTCTTTTGCGAAGATTATAGCGGTTCTTCATCTCATAGAAATGGTATGTGTTGGTTAATGGGTCGTGAAGACTTAGACGAACACAAGACTAACAAACACTTTACGAAAGGTGTTGCGCTTCATACTAAAGACGTCATATCAATGATAGGCGAAAATATGGAGGATATCTATAAAGAAGCTTTAGAACGGTTTAAAGGTTCGGATATAGAACAGTACGTTAGTAGGTTTACGATTGAAAGTCAATTATGTAATTATAAATCTTGGCATAGAAAGTCTAGGAGATATCCTAATGTATATGGGGATATGGCGTACGATAGGTTAATTAAAGTCCAAGCCATGAGCGAGTTTGAAGAAATAGATTTTAGTATATTTTGGGAAGCTAGAGAGTCCTTCATGCCATGCGAACTTAGACCAGAGTGTAATAGCGATAATGTTGGAGTAAGTTCTTACAAACAAAACCTTTATAGAGAAACCGGCAGGCAGCATACGCTCGGTATAATAGATGATAAATATGAAAACGTCCCTAAACGAAAATAACATAGATAGAAATATATTAAACGATATAACGGAAGATACGTTTATCGCCGGTAGGTGGATAGATAAGATATGGGATTTAACTCCGGTCGAGCAAAAGTCGGATACTATGTTTTATAAAAGGGAAGATAAGTTCGCTCCCTTGGGTATGAATTCTATAAACGGTTCTAAGTGTAGGCAACTGCTTTGGTTGTTTGATAGGGAAAAGAATGTAGACACGGTAGTTCATGCTACCAATTTAAATAGTTCGCCGCAAACACCAATGACCGCAGCAATGGCGGAGCATTATGGATATAGAAATATCCAAGTCGCGGGTGGTACTACATTTGAGTCTATGAATAAAAAGGAACTGCCTTTAGCAGCAGCACTACATGGAACCGAATATGATATTACGGTAGGTTCTGGGTTTAACGTAGTTATTCAAAAAAGAGTGGACGATATTATGTCTAGTCATTCTAATTCTTTTAAGATAGAACGCGATATTACATTAGACCACCGGTTAGAAAAAAACACTCCAGATATTCTACGAGAGTTCCATGCTATTGGCGGTGAGCAAGTGAAAAACATACCAGACCATATAGAAGATTTAATTATGCCGTTTGGTTCTTCTACTAGCACTTGTAGTATATTATATGGTCTATCCACACATAAACCTAAGAGCCTAAAACGAATTTATCTAATAGACGTTGGCGTAGATAAAAGGGAATATGTATTCGAGCGCCTAAGTTATATGGGAGTAAGTCCAAATGAATATGAGATTATTCATAGAGATACAAAACTACCATACTCTAAAACCGTTCCTGGGGTGAGTATAGACGATATAACGTTTCATATGAGATATGAGGCAAAGTGCTATTCGTATGTATTAGAACACCTAAAGGAATTAATAAGACCAACTTCTTTATTTTGGGTAATCGGATCTTACCCAGATACTAAAACTACAGCTAGAAATATTAATAGGGAAGTCCCAACAGAGATAACCCTTTACGAATCAAAAACTAATAATATAACGGAGTTTATGAAATGAAATTAATCTATTTAATAGGTATGCCTGGAACGGGAAAGTCTACTGTGATGAAAGAACTAATGAACGGCATTGATTGGGAAAGAAATAAACCAATAGACCTTTTAGAATCTCACGTATCGGAAAACATTAGAGTTCTTGGTAAGTATGAAGATGGAGAAGTGTTTAGCGGAACGGATAGGCTATCTATGGCTGTTGCCCCTAAAGCGATAGAATGGATTTCCACAAACCCAAACGAGGTTATTATTGGGGAAGGCG